TTGAAAGCAGGTGAACCAAAATCTACCGTGATAGTCGATGTCGTGCGTTTTACTCCGTTCACGTACAACCCAAAGACAAGCCATATGTCTTCTTGAAAAATAGGCATATAACCTGTCGAGTTGTAGTTGATACCTAGCGATACATCAAAAACATAGTTGCCTCCTACAGGTGCGACAAATTGACCCGTCGTAGTGTTGTAGTTATTGCCATTATCGTAGTTGCCCCCAGTAGAATCGTTTTGAAAGATAAGCGTAGACGCTATGTCTAGTGATTGAGGCGTTGTCGTTCTCGATGCTTTGAATCTACGTGATTCTAGTGCGTTCGCGTCGATAGTCAACGACGAAGGAGGTGGCATCACTAACCTTTTGAATCTATCGCTATTGAAGAAAGAGTCGTTTGTGTAAGTGTACGACGCATTCGCAAACATCTTGTCGACGATGGTCTTCGCATACAAGCAAGGCGTGAACTCGTTAGTTTCCCATAGCGTGATATTGCGAGGGTGACCTTTGTCAATCATTGCGTACATATAGCCCTCGCCATATGTGAACGCTTGAGTTGACCCGTTCTTGTAGATTTGAGTTGCCCACGAATCGATGACGTTGCCACTAGAGAGCGTGTGATTGTACTCGCTAAAATCTAGCGCGTTTAGTTTGCGCTCGCTTAGAGTGGTAAACAAATCAGCAGTTTGCCCGTGAAGAGTGACTTCGTATGCGATGCGAGTCGAGTCATCGACTTTGATTGACAAGAGACGCAAGAAGCCTCTCAATTGCTCAACGCCATCGCTAAACAAGATGACATCTGCTTTGAGATTAGGGTTGAAATCTGGCGTGAATTGCACACTAGAAGAAATTACTTGCTCGACTTCAAAGAGTTGCGAGAAGATTATGTTGTTCGCTTTCGTGCCAGGCAAGGTGAATGTCTTAGTCCACTCACTAGAGCGCGATTGTGGCTCACGAATGTCGGCAATAGAGCGCGTGATAAGCGTGTTGACATCGCCAAAAGTATCGAGTCGCCTGTTCGTTAACGTGCCACCACTTACGTATATTTCTATCATTGTCTTTGTCTCTTGTTCTCAAGCGAAAATACGACATCTATTTCGAGATTGAACACTTTGTCTTGTACGTGCTTCTTGACTTCGTAGTTTGATGTCTCGATGTTGACTGCTACGAGAGTAGTGCCATCGTACATATAAACGATAGGTGAATCAATCAAGTCTTTGAGCCATTCGCTTTGCGCTTCTGTTATCCAATTCGAGAACATTTTAACCCTATGAGTTGAAATTGTGTCGTAATTTCTTGACTTAAAAGATGAAGTTTCGTAGGCGTAAGTAGCACCTAACGTGTAAGGAGTTGCTTGATACGTCTTGCGTTGAGTGTCGTATGAATCGCGTCTTACTTTGTTGAAGCGAAACGAGTCAAAGCCACCTAGAGAGTTTAAGAAAAACAAGTCAGTCGTCTCGTACTTTGAACACTCATCTACTAACGTCACGCGATATGTCTCGCTCAATGTAGTACCACCATTTTTGAGTACGATGTCGTAGTATGTCGCACCGCTAGGAATTGTCAATTGAGAGCCACTAGGAATGCGTACAATCGTCGAAGTAGGTAGACTCAATGTTTGTGTACTTGCGTCGCTATACGTGATGACTGCGCTTGTAGCGGTGTTTCTAATTGCGTATAGAAAGTCTTTTTGTGTTCGTTGAATAATCTTAGAGCGAATGGGTGTCAAGAACTTGCCGTCACCATCCATCGTGTATTGCCCATTGTAGTTTACTAAATCAATCGCGTTGAGTGATGCGTTCCATACGTTGCCAGTTGCACTCGTCAAGTTTGTGTACTCTACGACGCTACCTGTCGCGCTTGCGCTATACTCGTAGCCAAACTCTACCTTGTAAGACATCGCGCTATTTGCGCAACCACTAGCGAGAGTGTCGTTGATGTTGAAGTCGTAAGTGACGTAGTTCTCTAGAATGCGTGAGATGTTGAATACGCCTTTGTTTGTCGAGCCATAGTAGATAGGTGCTTTGAGTTTTGCTAGACTTGTTGTGTTTTGCTTGACTTCACAAATGAATTTGAAATTGTCTTTCGTGTAGATTGCACCGCTTGACTCTGTGATAACGAAGTTCGTATCATTGTAAGCAGGTGCGTTCGCGTTGGGTTGTTGTGTGATTGAGAGTGCCACGTATTAAAATAGCAACGCAACACTCTCGTCTCAAAATGAAAGAGAGACCTTGTGAGTCTCTCTCTTTTTTATTTCTTCAACATCTTTGCAATGTATCGATAGTGGAACTCTTGAATGTTGTAACCACCACAAGGAACACAACAAGTGTAGAAGAAGCGACCATCTGCAAGTTTTGTGTTTACTTCAAAACCTTTACCGCCAATGTGCGTCGTCACATATTCTGCCATATCGTCTGCATTCAAGAACTTCTCAAGTGCGCTTTCTAGTTTTGCGATACTAATAGCGCGAACTGATTCGATATGACTTGCAAATGTTTTGTCATAGCGATTCACTAAACCATAAACAAAATCTTGCAATCTTTGACGACGACCGTATGTCATAGAGTAAGCGTACTTGTTGTACCAATCGTGACCTTTTGCATTTTCTATGTTTGCCAATTCTTCGTTGCATCCGTTCATAATTAAGATTGTGCGATAGACGGCGTAGTCTTGAATCTCGTTAGGGAATCTAGTTCTGAAGTCGTTGTACACGTTCAAGATTTGAGCGATTCTTTCTACTTCTTTTTGAACAAGAATTTCGATTTGCTCGTTGTAAGATTCTCTGATTGTTGCGATTGCGTTTTTCATAGTTCGTTTGATTTGATATGTCAAAACTACAACTATTCTTGATATACGCAATACACTTTGAAACTTTTTTTTCTAAATCTTTTGTTTTCTTACAATTCTATGACAATTCACTTGTCACTCTTATTCGTATAAATGTGACTTATATGTATCTAAAAGCATATAAATTGTGCGATTTATGACACGTTATATGTCAAAACATACACTTTTGTCACAAAAATCATACTTAAGAATTGGCAAAATTCATGCAATACAAAAACTATAAATCGACACTATTCGCAAAAAGTGTCAATTTGTAGTAACAAATTTCTACTAGTATTTGTTACAACATCTCATTGAGAACAGCGATGACGTAAGGTTGAAAACCCTTGTTCGCGCTTTGCTCTAGTCGCTTGTTGCGCTCTTGTGTTTGTGCTTTGTGGTATGCGATTGCGTTGAAGAACTCTATCAAAGGCATATCGAGAAAGAACTCCCATTTTGTTCTATCACGATTCGCCATCTTGTCTACCAATTCTAGCCACGCGAAAGGACTTACCTCTACTTTGTCAAGTTGCTCATCTCCTGCTTCAAATAATCGAGGGTAGCGGTCAACAACTGCGGATAGAGTGCCAAGAAAAAAGACGCGTAAGAATAAGCAAACGAGCAACTCAAAGTCTTGAAGTCTTCGCATCGCTCTTCAAAGTTCTGAGCGACTTGACCTTTCGAGATTTTCACGCGATACCCAAAGATGTCTACTTCGTAAGAGAGCATCGCTAGAATCTTGTGTAGGTTCTCAATGATGTCGTCTGCTTTGATTTGTTGTAACGCGATGAAGTGTTGAGCGTGCATCTCTTGAGCGTTCGTAATTAGACGATAGCGTTTCTTCAAGTGCTTGAAAGCGAACATTGGTTTCTCTTGTGGTAACTCGTTCAAGAAATTCAACTTCTCTACTTCTTTCAATATCTTCTCAAGCGACATCTCTTCGACTTCGTCGATGTCTAAGCGATTGACGATAGCGATTTGATGTACGCGTCGTTCTACTCCTTCAAAGTGATTGATTGAAGAGAGTTCTTGTAGTTGTTCGATTGTTATGTTTTTCCAATTCATGTCGTTTCAATTTGTAACGCTTACGCAAAGTAAAATAATCCGGGTCTATTCTTTGACTTGCAATCTAACGCGAGAGCAAGAGAGCAAACGCAATCGTCGTGCAAGCCACTAGGTGCGCTATATCGTACACCTGTTCGAGTGTATTCGTACTCGAAAGACTCCATCTCGTAACCGATTGGGTCTTCGGGAAAGCGTATTTCTGTGCGTTGTACTGCAAGAACTAGACCCTCGATGAGTTGTTGCTTCGATTGCGATGTGAACTTGAAACCTTGAGCGCGAGAACACGCTCTTTGTATTTGCTCGACGACTGGGTCTCCTACGCCTGTTGAGTCTATGAAAGCGGGCGTGTTTTGTACTAGTTGAATGATGCGTTGTTGAGTTTGCCCCCAATCACTTTGAAAGCGTGCAAAATAAGCGACGCAATTGTTTGCATCTAGACCTATGATGACCGTGTAATCGGTATACTTTGCAAGGTCAATTCCATACGCTACGACTTGAGAGTTCGTTGTGGGTTGATAGCAAGCGCGAATCGAGTCAATACCAAATGGGTTTGATTTATCGTCAGCAGGTTCTGCCAAGTACAACTCATCGAACACGTGCTTTGGTAAGTCTCTCTTTGCTTGCTCTACTTCGTCGAGTTGAAGTATGCCTTCTTTGACTGCGTCGTATGCTGTAATCTTGAAGTACTCGTAGTCTTGCTCGCCTTGCTTTGCTCGTTCACCTAGTTTGTAGAACCAATTCTTTTTGCCTTTTACGTTCCCTATCAACTTGCATTTGCCTTGCGTTGCAGTGAGAGTAGAACGAAGAGCGAACCACGACTCTTCTCGCGCTCGTGATGCTTCGTCAAAGACACAAGCGTATACGTCGTCACCATACAAGTTGTCGGGCTTCTCTGCGCTCTTGAACTCGATTCTCGCACCTGTGGGAAGTGTCAACAACAACTTCGATTCGTTTGTCGTGAAGAAGTCTTTTTGAGTGACTTGCGTCTTCATACGACGATAAGCGATTTCTGCTTGTTGGTATACAGGTGCAACCCACCACACACTTTGACCATCGCGCAACTTTAGTGCTTGCTCGAATAGCCAGATGATGTGTGATGCGGTCTTACCTGTTTTAGTACTCGCCGCGGTGATTGTGTATCTCGCTTTTGAGTCGAGAATGTTCTTTTGATAAGAAGTCAATCTAGGGCGAATGTACTCTATTTGCATACGCTTTCGTAGAATTTCATTCGTTCGATGTTCCACAATTTGATGTCGTGAAACTTGCGAGAGTAGTACGAGTTTGACGAACCTAGTTGAGAAGCGTTTGTCATCGCTTGCTTGATTGCTTCGTACCACTCGTCATTCTTTGCGAAGATGACACCACCGTTGTCGATGTGATTCAAGTAAGGCTCACAAGCACTAACGACGATAGGCAACTCGTATGCGCTCGCTTCGAGAATCTTCAACTCGCTCTTACACGAATTGAACTTTGTCGTTTGTAGAGGTGCGATTGCTAGGTCGAAGTGTTTGTAGACTTCACCATATGCGTTTGCGCTAGTGCCACGAACGACGTGAAACCAATCGCCCTTGAACATCGAGCAAATTGAATCCCATATGTCGCTAGGTGTGTACCCACACAAGTAGAAGTCGATGAGACCTTCTTCGCCTAGACGAGTGATTGCATCTACTACGAGTTTCAAATCTTCGTGATGTGTGATGCCACCAACCCAACCTACTTTGAATTTCTCATTCGCTAGACGTGAGTGTCTCCATTGCTCGTGTTCGTAGTCGATGCAATTAGGTAGAACGATTGAGTTCTTGTTGTATTGCTTGACTTGCTCGAGTAGTTGGCGCGTTGTGCAAGTGACACCATCTGCGTAGTGAAGAGCATCTTTGATTGCGTTCTTTATTCCGTTGCGATACGCCCAATATGCTGGGTTGAATTTCGGCAACACCCAATAATCGTCAACGTCTACAATGTAAGGAGTCTTTGCTTGAGCAATCTTCTTCAAGATATCGTAGTGATGTTTTCCTAGCCAACGATTGAAGACTACGAGGTCGTAGTTCTTGAAGTCAACTAGATTCATCATTGTATCGCTATCTTGAGCAATGTCTATCGTCGCGTATTCGTCGAGTTGTAGACGCATCAATGGCGTGTATATCCTGTGATACACGACGCCATTCATTCCGTCTGCTAGTGCAAGTATTCTCATAGTTTCTCAATTTCTTGTTTTACATTTTTCCAATATGTATACACCGACATTGGAACATTTGATTGAAAATCAAATTCGTTACATTGAATTTCTTTGACTATCTCATCAACTGCAATCAACGCACAAGCGACGCCTTCGTTTCGTTGTTGTAAACCTACGAGACTAAACTTGTCGACTAGTTCGATGGCTTTTTCTTTTGGTGTCATAATTCTAAAAGTATTTGTTTGACCTCTTGATAGAACATCAACTCATTGCGATTCTCCCACGACTTATGCGACAACGCTTCAATGATTTGAGTAACTGCTACAAGTGAGCAATCTTTTACCGTCAAAGAGTTGTTATATGACTCCTTGATTTCTTGTGCTTTGTCTTGTGATGTCATTCGTTAGGTGCTATTGGGATTGGCATCCAAAACTCAACTTGAATCAATCGATTCGTGTGTTCGTCGACCCACATCTCGTCGAGGTATCTCGCAAGCGCGATGTCTCCTTGATAAGTCTTAACGAGTTTGAGTTCGTCATCAATAGGTGGTAGTACGTCGCTACCTCTCCACGTCTTCTTCATTAGAATTTATGTTTTGGCAAAGATAGTGAATGTGTCGCTTTTGATTTCTCGTTGACTTCTTTCATTCGATTGCAATTGACACGTACGTCTCCGTATTGGTTGACGATGAGTTCACCGCTTTCGATAGCGTCGTTGAGTTTCTTGATGTTGATTGATAGGTTGAGTCCGTACTCGTTCTCCCATCCGTTTCCGATGTAGGTTGTCATTAGTTTAATTTAAGTGTGATTTTGATTGGTTCTTCTGTTCGTATTGTTGTCTCTACTTCTTCTTTTGGTTTACCGTGTACTCTAGTGAGTAAAGTCTCAAGCGAGAAGAGAGAGTTCTTGTCGTGTGATTTGAGTAGCGCACCTGCGACGATGCGTTCTAAGATAGTATAGTCGTTGCTCTTGTCAATCTCTGTGAGTTCTTCTCTTGACATTGCGACTAGATTCATCAATGTTTGATTGATGTCGTCTTTCGTATAGCCCAGCCCTTTTAGTTGAGTGACTAGTTTCTTGGGTCTCCCATTGGGGTTTGTGACTACTCCCTTCTTGAATGGTTGTAGATTCGCGAGTTGTTTTTCCGTTGGCATAGTTCTCTTTATTTGCTCTTTATTTTTGACACTTACTCAAAGCGATTCGATGCTTCTCTTTGAGAAAGTCTTTGTATTGCTTTTGGTCTCCGAATTTCGTGTGACATTCTCTACACAACGCTTGAAGATTTGTGATGACATCTCTTGTGTTTGAGCCACCCATGCCACGTGCTTCGATGTGGTGAATGTCGACGGCAGTTCTCTCACACACTTCGCAAGGTATGAAGTCGCTTATGTCGTAGCCAAAGTGATTAAAGTATGTCATCGTGTGCTTCTTCATATTTCAAGGTTGTACTCGTTGAGTAGTTGGTGAAGTTTGTCTCTTGTCTCTTGTAGTGCTTTGTATGTGTCTTCGCTTTGATTGTCGGGTGCGTACTTCGTCAAACCTCTCAAGTGTTGGTCTAGATGAAAAGCAACCATAGCAAACTTGTGACCATTGACGGCGAGTTCAAATTGTTCTCTCTCTTCTGTCAAGTCAAACTCAAGTATCGCTTTCATTGTAGATTGATTTTGCTTTTGCGAATCCTGCGTTGTATGCCATTTGTTGCTCTAGTTTCTCTAACATCGTGAAGTTGAAAATGAGGCTTTCTGACATCTCTAAGTCTGGCACTTGTTGACGCACGTGTTCTATGAGTCTTTCCATTGGTGTTTTCATTGCTCTCCGTATTTCTGTTCGTAGTATTGTTTTGGTGTAATTTTCAAATCGAGTAAGCCACTTATAGCCCCTTCACAATGAGCGTGCTTCATTTGCCACTCTTCAATACGAATCAACTCTTTGCATTTGATTATTAACTCAAGCGGTATCGTGTACTCGTGTTTCATCAACTCGTCGTACATCGTTTGCATTGCTGTTCTCATTGTTTGCTATTGCTTGAAATTCACTTATGATATGAGTGACAATTCTCATCACATCAAATTTGTCTTTTGTGACTGACGATGTGAACTCAATTTCTATTTCACTTTCTCTTTGCTTGATACGTATCTTCATTGCTTCTTTCTTCTGCGCTTTGGTTGCTCATCGTCTGCGATAGTCGCTCTCTCGATTGCTTGTTGTTTCTCTCTCCATACTGCTTGCTCTTTGATTGAGTTTAGTTTTTGGTTGCAAAAAATCAAGAGTGAGAAATAACTCTCAACAAAGCAAGTAGAGCAAGATGGCATCGAACGACCGTACAAAGAGTGATAGACGCTTCTTAAACGATGCGCTTCTTCGGGGTTCAATGACAACACTTGTGTCTTTTTGTACTCGTTGTATTTCGGTTCTAGACTTACAACGAACTCGATGTCTTCAAAATTCATATTTTAGTTTCTAATAGTGCAACAATGATAGTAGAGATAGACGCGTAGAGAATACCTACAAGACCGTATTGATAAATAAAGTAGCATAACCCAATCCAAAACGACATACAAAATGCGCAATCAAAAGGCTTCATTCGTTGCCAGTTGAAAGGGTTACTTCCGTAGATGTAAGACTTGATGTAGTCTGCAGGTTTGCCAAAGTTTACGAGTATGATGCTAAATGAAGCAATACCCAAGATTTCTAGATGTGTCATTAATAGTGATTTTTGTAGTATAGTTGTGCGAGAACTTGCGCTTTGTTTGAATGCGCGTTTAAGTCTGTTTCGTAGCCATCGACGAATGCTTTCTTCAATAGTGCTTCTTCTTCTTCGACGAGTCCGTAAAATTGCTTGTGAAGTCTTCTCACTTCTTCTGCTTTCAAAGTGTCTCCGTGTTCTTCGTGAATGTTCGCGAGATTCGTCAAAAATCTATCGACGAATTTCATTGGGGTTTGTTTTCTCATATTGTTCTTGTACTAGTTGTTTCATTAGTTTTACGACGCGTAAGATTTCTCGTACGCTTATTCCTGTTTTGC